AATTGGCGGCATGACGGTGATAGGTGCCCGTCGTGGTATTCCAGGAAAGCCGTTGGAACCAGCCGAGTTTCCCTTGAGTGAGATCGTAGACCGTGAGATCCAGACACCACGTCACATCCGCTATGGGCAAGGTCAGCTGGTAAATGACGTGCCCTTCTTCCTCGTAACAGTCCGCGATGGCATCGGAGACGATTGGATAGCCCGCGAGGGCATGCTCAATCGCATGCGTCGAGAGTCGTTGCCAGCCATACTGCTGGGTGCGGATGACGATGTTCTCTCCAGACTCACCGATTCTACCCAGCCATACGAGATCGTTACCAACACGCGCGATGGAGTGCTTGGCCGCGCAACCGACCTGAGGGCCGATGCCCGGGAGGCGCGCGAAGGCGAAATTTGACCCGCCCGCGTTGTACCAGACCTCACTCGTACGCTCACCCAACAGCCAGACCTCGCGGTTGTTCTCCATGAGCGTCACGAGATTGTCGGTGGAGGAGTCCTTCAAGGCGTAGAAGGCACCCGCGAAGGTGAGTGTATAGGGCACCGGAGCATTGGTGTAGAAGGTACGGGTACCCGGTTGGTTGAAGATCAACCACCCCTCGATGAAGGCGATGCGATCGGCGCCCAGGAAAGCCGGGTCCGTGATCCGACCGAACTGCGGGATGGCGAGCGTGAAGGTGTCCCCCGTTTGATTGGAGGTCGCGTTCGCGTTCAGCGTGATCGTATTGGCGGTAAAGCTGATCGATTGAATGGTGGTTGCCGGAATCGCGCTATTGCTGTCGGTGACCGTGACGGTATTGGAGACAATCAGATAATTCGGAACCAATTGTCCGGCCGTAAAGCTGATCGTCGGCTGACCAGAAGTCAGATTGCCGGTAAAGGTGACGTTGCCGGCGCCGGCAATGCGATAGAAATAGCCATTCGACCCATCGATCAATACGGCATAGCCGCCGAGTCCATTGAATAGCACGCCATTATCACGGATCACTACGCGCCCAGCGTTGGTCAGGAGCGTGCCGATGAGCGTCGTGGTGAACTGTGCGATGCTGGTCTGAGTGGCGGGGGTCGTGACGGTCGCGAGATAGAGATTCTGCGCCACCACGAAGAGGCATGTCAGATTGCCCGGAAGGACCCACGCACCGCGAACGGGCCCCACCACGGTACTGATGATGGGATTGAGTCCGGGGGTACCCAACAGAGCCAAAGGTTCCTTGGCCTCGGTGGACGGGTCAATTTCCACCATCCAGTTGATCAGGGTCTGCAGATCCTGCAACGGGTTGGCGGCGGTGTAGGAGCCGCCCACGAAGCCGAAGTCTGCACCCCTGTCAGCCATGTCAGTTGAAGCCCCCATGCATGATCCAGCCCGCGTCCGTGCGTTTGGCTCTGACGATGTCGCGGTCGAAGAAAGCTTGAACCGCTGGGGTGGAATTCAACTTCTTGATCTTCTCCACCGAGTCACGCGCCTGGGCGCTCAGCAGCTGCAGTCGAGCGGCGCCGATCTTGCCGTACTCCGGGACGAGCTCGAGCGCGAGATTCTTCTTGATCGCTCGCGCATAGCCTTGCGGGAGATTGATCACCTGGGTGGGATTGGTGAAATCCGTGAAGATCTGATCCGTCCATAGGTGCAATGCCCCACCCAATTGGGGATTGGGATAGCAATAGAGATTGCCTAGCGGGAAAGTCGGGTTGTAATACAGGAGAATCGGCCATGGACCCGGAATCCCCTTGAGCCCTATGGCGGCGTATTTGTCGCCGGTCTCATCGACATCGATCGGATAATCCAATCCTGTCGTTCCGGGAGAGGTGATACGCGTGAAAGCGCGGGTTACTCTCAAGGGGCGTGCGATCGCGAAGTTACCCGGAGTGGTATAGGTGAAGTTCTCGGGCGTTGAGACCGTGGAGAGCGCATTGGCGCTCATCGTCACGGTGTTGGTGCCGATCGCGAGGATCGTGGTGTTGGGCGGAACTTGGGCGTTGATGTCCGTTACCGTCCCGCCCACGATCAAATTGGCGGGAACCGTGACATTGCTGATCGTGGGATTGCCGCCCACGAGGGTACCGGTGAAGGTTCCCCCCACTGGATTCCCCACCGTGTATTGATACTGCCCTGGGGTCCAGGTGAGGAGATTCTCGATGCCTGCATATACGAAGAGCTTGTCCGTCGACCAGCTCTCCATCAGGTCATTCAGGACCTGCAATGCATCGCTGGAATCATTGGGATTGGGAGTCTCTCCTGCCTCCAGGGCATTGATACTGCGCAAGGCCCCGACGACCAGATCCATGGCCGTCGTGGTGACCGTACTCACCCTACACCAGCGCGGATGGAATCGCCTGAGTGCCGAGATTCGACTCAGCCACCCGGCAGATCTCAAAGAGCACCGCAACTGTTCCCGTACTGACTCCCGCGCTGTCCGTACTCCACAGAATCGTGGCCGTGTTGGGCGCGGAGACATAGATGTTGTCCAACGCCAGATGCGCGGGCGGGTTCTGCATGTTCCACGAGATCAGATCCAACGCCTGAAGCCCCGGAATGGTCAGGGTATTGGATCCCTGCCCATTGGCGGCGATCGTGGGATATGTCACCGCTGCAACGTAGACCATGGTGTCCAGGGCGAGATTGCCAAGAGAGACATTCGATTTACCGGGCATGGACAGCTCCTGAAAGGGGGGAGAGGCGTTAGCCCCTCCCCTTGAGAGTTACGAGGTCGTGACCACCGCTGCCGGCAAGCTCGAGAGCGTGCCCGGAGTCGTGCTCACACTCTGGACGTAACGGCCCACAGTGATCAGGTACTGACCCGAAGGCGGAGTCAGGGAGCCTGCGGTGGGATTGACGAAGGAGATGTAGAACTTGTCCGCTGTCGCGGTATCCACCCGATACTGGGAAATGCCCACCCCCGCGACAGTTGAAGGCGGACTCACTCCCAGGATCACATCACCCGGCAGAATGCCGGTCGCGGCCGTCGCGAAAGAGGCGCCGTTCGCACCGAAGCTCTGCTCCGCAACGGTAATGGTCGCCACCGCAACGGGGGTGATCGCAATGGAGATGGTCTGGATGAATTGATAGAACCCGCGCGGAGACTGGGTGTTGACCGTGTTCTCTATCGCGGGACCCGGATTGGTTGAGCCGACTGGCATGTATGTTCTCCTTAGCCCGCGATCCGCACGCCGAGCTCGACGTACAGCCCGGCCCAGCCGTACAGCACGTCAAACCGACACGGCAGCGCATCGTTGTTGATGGTGTATTGGCGCACCACACGGAAGTTGATTCCGGCCTCCTCGTCCACCGCGCGTGCGGCCATGTCCACCCCACCCGGCAGATCCAGATCCGCGAAGGCGAGCGCGAGACAGTCGCGATGCATGACGATCGACTGCGGGCTGACGAAGTTCGCGTACGTTCCGGCCGTATTGCCCCAGACCTGAATCGTGGCGTTGCTGGTGGGCTGAGCGGTGATGTTCTGGAACTGCCCGCCATAGACACCGACATTGCGCACCCACAGATCCAATGCGCCACCAGCAGTCGAGGAATAGACCCCGGTGGTGCTGTTGTAGGTCCCATTCGCGAGTGTTGCCTGCGGGGCGATCACCACGAACTGACGTTGACGCTGCGAGCCATAGGCGCCGCGATTCTGCGGGTTGGCCGAGAACACACCGGTCACCGTGATGATGTCGCCGATGGTCACGCGGGGATTGGCGGATGCCGTCCAGCCGGTGGTCTGCATGAGACCGTTCGCCGCCCATCCTGAGGCGAGCCACGCACTGGAGGTGTTGTTGGCCAGGGTTGCAGAGATCGCGGTCGTGGAGCCGTTACCGTTGCCCAGCGTCTGTGAAACGACGTTCTGGTCCATGTACCAGTCCATGCCGGCGAAGCGCTTGGCGACCAGGCCCTTCTCGATCTGCTCACTGATCTGCGCCTGGGGATTGAACAGGCCTTTCACGCTATCCTGCGCGTAGGCCATAGAGAACGGATCCAGGATTACGACCCGATAGCCATCCCGGGGGGCGGCTTCAGCATCGAGAATCGCACCCGCGAGGGTGAACGACAGAAAGGAGCCCGGCGGAGTGCCCGGTGTTCCGACCTGGTTCGGGATGTTCTGATAGGCGTAGACCGCGCCGTCGCGATCAATCTTGTTGGCGACCGCGGCGACCGCCGGATTGATGATGCGCTCCTTGAAGAGGTCCACGCTGGTGGCGAGATCCGCCGTCGTGAACTGCACGTCGACATGGAACTGCGTGGTCAAGGTCACCGGAATGTAGGTCTCGTTGGTGTCCTCGACGTTGAGCGCGGGACCGATGGTACCGATGTATCGGGGCGGTTTGCGCACGTTGACGGTGTAGCCGATCTTGGCGCCCGAGAGCGCGAACTGATCGGCGTATTGCCGGTTGACGTGATCTGCGAAACACAGATCGTTCTCGAGGACCATCAGGCCCTCGTTGGTGATCTGTGAGATCGTGAGTAGATTATTGGCCAAGGAAGTCTCCTAGCTCCCCTAGTGCCTTCTGCGGGCGCGGATCTGTTCGAGTCGCGCTTGTTTGTACTGTGAGAACTCCATGGGCTTGGCGAGATCCACATGGATCTGACCTTCTCCCGTGGCACGGACAGTCTGCAGGGGCGCTGGGGCGCGTGTCGTTTCGGGTGGGGGTTTGGCCGGCTCGTTCTCTTTCGGAGGCACGAGCGCTGGCTTGTTGGCATACTTCAATTCGAGCTTGCCCAACTCCGAGAGCGCCTTGGCTGGTGAGAGCGCGAAGATGCGCTTCTCCAACGCCGGATCTTTCGCCAACTCGTACGCGACCTGCGGACCGTAATCCAACTCGAAGAATGCGGCCTTGATATGGTCCGGAACCACGGTGGTTCGCTTGCCGGCCGCTTCGATGACATCCACGAAGTCCGGGAGATCCTTCTTCGCCTGCTCGACCTTGGCCTGCATGGCTTGGTTCTGCGTGGCTTGAAGGGCCTGACGACGACCTTCCTCAATGGCGCTCTGACGTACCCGTTCGTCGCGGGCCTTGTCATAATCCTCCATCGCGGTGTCGTAGGCTTCCTGGGTCTGGAAGTCCTTTGGACTCGGACGTTTCAACTCAACCGGTTTCGGCGGTTCAGGCTGGGCAGCCTTGATCTGCTTCTGCAACTCAACGACCTGGGATTCCGCGAGCAACCGGGCGTTGTATTCGTCCTCGAAAAGCTCTTCCGCTTCCTTCTGGGCCGCTACCGCGCGATCAATTCGCTTCTGGATTCCAGGCTCGGTCCCGGCTTTGGCTTGTTCAGCCGCCGTAGGCTGTTTGTTACCCGGATCAAGGGGAGCATCGCTTGAAGTCTCAACACCCGAAGTGATGACAGGATTGCCCGGGGTCGGGCCCGTTGCTGTCGCGACCTTCGTAGCCGCCGCCACCAGCTCCTCGCCGGTGGAGATCTGCGAACCCTTGGCCGTCCGTTCGGCCACGAATTCACCTAGATTCTCGTTAGTGACTGTCTTGATTGCCATATATGCCTCGATTGACCTCGGCTACCGGCCGATACGGTTATTCACTGCGTTTCTCAGCCGACTCACCGGCCTTCAACGCCTCTTTGGCGGCGGCCTTATTGTGCTCGGCTTCGGTGTTCGTGTTCAGGAGTTGACCCATTTCGCGGATTTCCGCCACGTCGTGTGCGGTCACCGCTTTCACATGGGTGTCATGGACCTTCACATGGGCGTTGGTGATCGTGTCCTCGCGCTTCACACCCAACTCCATGCGGGTGCGCTCGGTCTCGGCCTGCTCCTTGAACTGCAGGCGTTTGTTCTCGCCGTCTTCCTTGATCTGCTGCAGTCCGTGCTTGGCCTCGATTTCCATCTGCGCGGCGAGGAGTTGCTGACGATCCTGCTTCAGCTGCGCCTGCAGGCCCGCGATGATGATCTGTGCCTTGGGCGGCAGATCCGAGTCCTTGTCGATCTGCGCACCAGGGATCTGCGCCTGGAGACGATCGGCAATCTCGTCCGCGTTCTCGAAGTTCATACCCCGGATCACGAGGTCCCCGGCCAACTTGCCCACCATCTCACCCAGTGGAGTGGCCATCAGTTCGAGCTTGGCTTCCGCGCTCTCCTCCCGCTGTGTGGCATAGGAGGGGCCGGTGTCGATCACGATCCCGAAAGTCGCAGTCTTCAGGTTGTTCTTGATCAGGTTCTCGGCCGGATTGTTGAGCGTGATCTGGTCGGGCTTGCCGTCGGGTTTGATGATGGTTTGCACCCGGCGCGTGTCGTAGAAGTACTGGAAGAGATCCACCAACACATGGCCGGTATGGCGCAGCGAGCGCACTTGGTTGTCATAGAAGTCGAAGTGACTGACATCGGCCAGCCCCTCGCGCTTCTTGATGGCAATACCGGAAACGACCTCACCCTTCTTGTCAGCGTCCGGCTCGTGCGGCATGCCGGCGACAAACAGGAAGTTCGATTGATTGCTCTGGCTCCATTCCTGGAAGCCCTGCGCGACCGGTGGGGGCGGCTGCCGCTCCGGCGGAGGAGCCATCTGCCCATCAGGCAATGTGACGGCTTTGTACTCGAGCGCGACGATCGGCTTACGGTTGGCATCGCGCCAGGCCGCCTCGTGACCTTCCATGAAGCCCTCAACACCCAACCAGGGCGCCTTGGGCTGCAGGGCATAGACCTCAGTTTTGGCGGTCTCCGAGTAGTTGAACATGCGCCCGGGATCGCGTAAGTCCCGGATCATGCCCTTGCGCACGATCTTGCCATTCAGGTCCGTCGCACGCCCATAACAAGCAATGATCGGAATCCACTTCCCGGGCCAGTCGCGGCGATCCAACACCCGGTCACCGG